CGATAATGAGCTACCAATACTGGACGCAATTCTGCTTGTAGTTTGCGACCTTGTACTTGTACTTCCCAAAGGCTAGAGTCTCGGTAATCTGTAACAACTTCACCTATATATTTGCGGAACAAGCTATTTAATCTACGAAAGCCTGTCTTTTCTAAGTTATCTCGTATTCTTCTCTGCGCACGCGCTTCTTTTCTAGCGTCTATGCGCCCTAAACGCCACGCTCTAAGCCTTTTGAGCTGTCTTGGTGTGTTTACCTTAGACAAGTATCGCTACTCCTTAGAAGACAATGGGTGTCCTTTCGGGAATACATCAGTATCATGCCTACCACCACGAAACTTACCAGATGACAACGCTTTTAGAAAAGAATTGACTCTAGCCATTGCCCATTGCTCTGGACTGCTGACACTAGGTCTAACGCTAGATGGGTTTGTGCGATATGCGCCAACGCCCCTGTTATAGACTTTTTCTAACATACCAAGAGTCACGCGTTTAGTTTTTGTGTCTCCGTAATCCTCATTGTGGTCTTTGACCTTTTTTTGGAGTGCTTTTTTAGTTTTTCCTGTCAACGCTTTTACATCTGTATCATACAGTTGATCTTGCTTTTCTAGCTCTCGTTCTATCTCATTACGTTTTTTAGTTGACCAAGAAAAACCTGCATCACCACCCCATAACGCCCAAGCAATACGCCCTGCACTTGGATAGCCTGTTTCGCCTCTATCAAAACCTTGACCCTGCTTATCTACTTCATGGCGACTAAAGAAAGAATACATGCGCTTAACTGTGCTTGGTGTTAGGTTTTCTCGGTTAGTGAGTTGATTTGCACGCGCAACGCCAACCAAAGTACCGCCGCGATTATGCTCTTTGCGCCAATCAAGCCCTCTTTGAGCTTCTGCCGCCATGCTTACTGTTGGTTTGAAGTCTATATCAGATAGTGCTTTGACATCTTCTCCAGTTGCTTCAATGTATGCCTCATGTGTTTCACATGGCATGTAAATGATCTTGCCATCTTCGTCATGACTATGCGTGCCAACACAACCAATTTCATCAGCTCTTTCTTGCGCTTCTTCTTCAGTAGTAAATACATCTTTCCTTATCTCTGCTTTTTCGTCATCTTCTGTATCTTCGTAAGCCTCAACTTCTGCTTCTGCTACTGGGTCATCTGGCTCAGTGGTAGGATCTCCCGAAAGTGGGAATAAGTTGCTACCAATGTATATATCATCGCCGCCATTGATAGGGTTAAGTCCAATAATCTCGCGTGCTTCGTTTCTGGTCATAATTCCAGCAGTCACCGCACTTGAAACATTTTCATACGTCTTGCGCTTGCGTTCTGCTAGGGCTGGGATACCTTCTGTGTCATAACAAAACTCTAACTGCTCTCCAAACTGCGGTATCAACCACTCATTTAGGTCACTTTCAATAAGTTTTAAGTGCGGAATAATTGTTTCTTCATATAGTGCTAGCCTAGCCTCTGCAATATTGCTGTAGGTTTGGCTATCTGGAACACCGACTAATTGACTAGGTACACCGAAACAAAGTGCTATATCGGTCGCTGACATATGCTTCATGTTCAGAAAGTCCATATCTTTAGGCGACATACCCATCTCACGCCAATCAAAATCACCTTCTAATAACATTGGTCTACCTGCGTTACCCGTACCAGTAAAGCGATTGTTAAGGTCTGTAAGTAATTGTTGTCGCTGGCTCTCGCTAAGATTTACAGCAAAACCTCCATCATCTTTCGGTTTAAATATCACTGCACCGCTCGGTCTTGCGCCATTTTCTAATAGATTGATGTTATGAGTGCTGGCTAGGTTGTGTTGATCTACTTCTACCGCCGCCGCACTTAATGGGCTACAGCCATAATAGTCGTCTAGTGGATTCCATAACTTAATATGTTTTAGGTCACTAAATCCAGTTTCTTGATCAACAAAGTAAGTATCTTGCACCCTGCCGTTAATCATATACTCATAACGGTCTGGTATAGCGTTTGTACCTGCTTTAATCTCAACTCGGTCTGGTCTCAGTAAATGTAATTCTCTAGGTTGTTGACCATTCCCTACCTTTAAGATGTAAGCATTACCGCCTAGTAGAAGAAACCCAAACAACGCATTGAAAAACTCAGAGTTGCTTTGCAGTGGGTTAGGTCTGTCTATTAGGTCAATTAATGGGTGATTTTCTAACGTAACATCGCCAGATTTAATCATGTAATCAACTGCTGAAGCACCTTTTGAAATCTCATTAACGCATCTATAAACAATAGCGTTTTTAAGGTAGCCATCATTTGCTAGGTCTTTATAATCATAGCTCTTGCCTTCGCCTGTGCCGACACCAAAGTACCCTACCATCGGGCTAGCACTAGACTTCTTACTTTGTCTGCGCTTATCAATTCTACGTCTCAGTCCATCAAATATCGCCATTAGCTTACTCTCCAGTTAGCATTACCTTGCGACTTACTAAGTTCTGATAAGCCCCAAACTAATGCATCTAATCTGTCTGGACTTGGTTTTGCCTGTCCAGTATAGGTGCACATTTGATTCTCTAACTCAGAGAATACTTTAATGTGATGGACACGCCTTTGCTCGTAAAGTGCTGATACTGGCTCTGCTCTTGCAATTTTGCCACGACTAGCCCTTACTGACCTGTATGGTATTTGACTGTCTATATTGCGTAACAATCGCTCCACTAGGTCACCACCGTTGTTTACTTCTGCAACAATTCTGTCTGCATCATATTCATAAAAAGCACTTATTGCTTTTTTACCCCATGCATCAGGTGTATATCTTCCTGATAGGTCATCTAAAACATAATACTGATTATTCGCGTCTTTGCCTACTACAATAATTCCTGTTTCGTCTGAATTTTCTGTTGCAGTAACCGCTGGATCTATTGCTACAATTATATTTGTTAAGTTGGGAGGCTGATTTTCTGCATACCGCGCTTGCTCAATTAAAGCATGACTCCATAACGCACCCTCTATATCTTCTAAAATTTCTGCATATAATTCTTGCCTTCCCAGTCTTGTATCGCCATATTTCTCTTGCATTTGATCTAATGCACTTTGCGCCAGATTTTCTGCATTCTCAAATGTATTGCCTGTAGTTACATAAGCATTATCGCGTTTCGCTAGTGTTTTAATTAAATCTGTTGGTCTTGGTGTTGTTGTTATAACGCATTGTGGGTTTTCTCCAAGCCTTAAGCCAAACATAAGCTGATCAAATGCCTCTGGATAATGCCATGCCGCCAATTCGTCGCACCAAGCTCTATGAAACTGTGGTCCACGTAACCGATC